TTCCTTCTTCAATGTCAACTACCTCCAAGTCTACAGTTATTACTGGCTTCCATTTCATCCAGAATGTACTACGTTTACATTCATATGGAGCATCTAGTTTTTTGATCATAATACCTTCATAGCCTTCAGCAACACAATCGTTTGCATACTGTGCCATAAACTTATGATCTTCTTCGTTGTCAAGATTTAGTTGTTTGCCTTTGACCATAACAACATTTGTCATCTGTACTCTGTTCACAACACTTTCAAGAGCTAGTAATCTATCTATTTGTCTTCTATTACTGTGTCCTTGTTTGAATTCTACCAAACTCATTATATCAAAAACATTGAATACACTGTCAGCGGCAACATGGTCTTTACGTGTGGCACCTCTCATTAGTTCTTGAAAACTTTTACCTGTTATCTCTCCATCAATTACCACACCACCTCTTTGTGTAGTGCTCGGACAGAGTTTTTTAAGTTCTTGCTCAATTTGTGGGAAGTTGTTGAACAGTTTTCCGTTCCTACTGAACAACTGTACATTGTCTTTGGTAAGAATAGCAATAGTTCTAACTCCATCAAGTTTTGGCTCGATCATTACTTCACCAATTAGTTTTTTTGGATGCCCTTTTGAGTCTGTTGCTAGTTGTACTTCAAATACAGGAATCTTCCACTCACTGTTTCCAACAATTTTATTAATTGTTTTACTTGTAATGCCGCAACGTAGATCTTTTATAAGCACACGCCTAGCCAGCATGTTCCATTGATCACTATCAAACTTTTTGCTCATGACTTCTACTGCATCTTTAGCCGCATTACCAGTAATTGTTCGTGTACGTAAACTTTCACACAATCCCCAAAAAGCTACCCATGGATTTTCTTTGAACTCTAATCCTTCAGTTTCAGGAACCTGTTTAATATTGTATGTAAAAAATGGATTATATGCTAGGTAGCAGTTGTATAAAAAGCATTCTGCACTGTAACTACCAAGTCTAGCCGCAACAAGTGCTTTCTCAATTACACCTTCTTTGTGTAAGCGACTATTGTTTTCCTCGAGATCTTGTATCCAATCACAAGCCACTTGTAGTCCATTATAATTTTCTGATTTGTATTTGTTTGTATCTAGCACGAGTGATGTCTCCATTTCTGTTACATATCATACTATTAATATACAACGAGAATGGAAGGTTGTCAACCGCTAATTTCTAATAATAATTGCATCTGCTTCTGCAACTGTATATGTTCCACTTAGCAAAGAACCTGGATTGCTTGGTGGTGTTGTTGGAATAGGACCATCTTGCACTATATTTGCGGCGGCTAACTTATCAATGTTTCTTGCTTCTCTCATTGCGGCTACACTTGCTTGGCCACCGGTGCTATCAAAGTTCATAACACGTTCTAAAAGTTCACCAGTACCGCCTGCTGATGTATCAAGACCATAATTTGGTAAATTTGCTGCCAGTTGTACTGCGTTGTTTGTATTTGTTGGCACCGTATCTAGATCTAGATCAATTTTTGTACGAATTAGTTTTTCTCTCGCCTGTTGTTCTTGTAATCTTTTAAAGTTTCTTTGTATTGTTTGTGCCTGTGGATGAGCATTATAAAAATCTTGCATCAATTGTTGTGCGGCAGCTATGATACCATTCCAACAATCTTCTTGAGTTGCATATGTTCCTTCGCCATAGACACCTGCTGGTATAATATAGTCTGTTGCAGGAGCAATTGGATCATAAGCTCCTGCTATAAAATAATCCATTACAACTAAAATGCCAGTATTAGAACTAGATGAACCATTGTCTGCATAGAAAACATTCATTGCACCACTGTCGATTAGTTCCTGCATTAGTATCTGATTCTGTTGTAGAGGAGCAAAGCTATTGTACCCAGCAGCATATCCAATCACATCACTAACACTATAAGTTCCATCTGGCCCTGTGGCTAATTGTATGTTACTTTCTGTACCATAAGTGGCTTTCCAATAATTTACCACATCGTCTGAAACATATTGTGATTGATCTTGTACCAATGGTAGATCTTTATTGGTTTCTAAACTATTCACTGCCGCAGTAAGAGTTTCAGGAGTTGTTTTTTCAATTCCTTTTATCTGTCCAAAGCTCCTTGCCAATGCTCCATTTGCAACTGCAAGATCTTCTGGTAATGCTCCAGCAAGTGCAGTTCCAAGACTTGCAAATTCTTCATTGACTGCACCATTTGCAGTATAAATTGCTCTTTCGCCAACACTGGCAGTTCTTAAAGGTGCAGTAAGAGTAGATGAAGTTGTAGGAAACAGTTTCTGTGGATTCATCAGATCTGCGCCATTTGTTATGCCAGTTTGTGTATTTTTCAGTATACCTTTTACATCTGCGACCTCTGTGGTTGATAGATCGCCAAATGCATCATAAATTTGTCCTTGTACATTATTTGGTAGAGCAGGTCCTATTTTTGCAATATCATTTGCACTTATACCAAGATCTTTGACAGTTAATCCACCTGTTTTGTTTGAGATAGCATTTGTAACTGTGCTTAGTGATCCGCCTAAACTTCCAGCTATTCTTGGATCAATCTTGATATCTGCTACTTTGTCAAACATTGGTCCAAGATTACCAGCATTATCCATATTTTTTAGAAGTTGCCCTGGCGATCCAAGATTGCCTATGCTGCTAAAATCAACAGTGCTTCCTAATTTTCCAAGATCGGTTCCGAAGTCTGGTAGTGCATTTGTAACTCCACTAAGTCCTCCGGTGCTTATTGCATCCATACCCGGAAAAGTGCCGCCAGTAAACGTGCCGGCAGCATTTGTTGCCGCTGCGATCATTTGATTTGAACTGCCTACAAAGCCCTCAGCGGCTCCTAGTACACTTCCAAACTTGCTTGCATTACCAACTATATTTCCTGCACTTACACTTCCACCCATGACTTTAGCGGCATTTTCTAATCCAGTTGGTAGTACATTTGTAATTCCACTAGAGGCTCCCATGACACTGAGTGCATCTCCAGAGAATACGTCAAAACCTGCACTAAACACATTATCGCCAAGTCCACTGGCCATGTTGCTAAAACTTTGTTGATAGCTTGCAGGTAAGCTACTGGTAATTCCTGATACAGTATTGGTTACCGCTGCCATGTTAGGCAAACTTTGTACTGCACTCTGTACACTAGTCAACCCAGCCATGGTTGGAGAACCGGCCAGTCCGGTTGTTGCATCTGCGATATTAAGTGGAGCTCCACTGATTGATTCTAAAGGATTGCCACCAATGTTTCCTGCTAGTCCGGCACCAGCAGTTAAAACTGTTGCAGTAATTGCACCTGCACAAGCCATGCTAACCTCTTGGGATTATAACGTCAGTGCTGCCAGTTGCTCTTGTATGAAAGCAAGTATCTGGAGATCCCACGTAGTTAATAGGTTTATTTTCAGCAAGTACACTCATTGAACCTAAGGTTGTACTAGCCGCACAATGAATTTCGCAACCCGGAGCACCACAACACGGATGTGGTGTGACACTAGTACCTATAAGACATGCAGGTCTTCCATTTATAATCACAGATGTTGCACCTGCACCAACTGCAAGTCCACCACCTGAATTTGGATCGCCTATTCTTACTGCTCCTGGCATCGTTATCCTTTTAATATTCCTTTTGGTGCAGTAACAAGTCCTGTAACTGCTTGAATATAACTTGAAACAACATCTTTATTTGTTTCAGTGTACATTGTAATATTATTTGTATTTATGGTCACATTTTTTGTTTCATCTGCACTCATCATTGCGGGTAAGAGTTGTACACCTTGTTGTGTTGGGATCAAACTAAATGGATTAGAAATAATTGTTTCATTACTATCAGTACTGACAATCTTACAGATAATCTCACTACTATCACTAAGTCTTAAAGAATAAGTTTTGTTTGGTTCTAACATTTATTTTTTCTTTCCCTGTGCAAATCTAATGTGATACAATGTAAACCTCCATCCCAGAAAAATCTGTGTCTCCAGGGTACATACACTGGTTCTACATTGTGTTTTTTTAAAAAAGTATTCACCTGTTCGTTATTTGGATTCGATACACAACAATGATGTTCGTCTAGCATAAGAACGTTAACATCAAATACTGTTTCTTCAACATAGCCTACCCAATCTTGTAACCATGTTTCTACAAAATGTGTAAACTCATCATTATCTTCTTCGTCGGCTAACCACCATTTACCTTGGTTTTTACGTTTTAAAGACAACCACTTTGATACTTTTTCCCAACTTTGATCTGGTAAGTAACAAATGTCCCAACCTGGAAATGTTTCAGAATAATTTTGTACATCTAATAGACTTAATATTGCACCTGGTTTAATCGGATGATAGTTTCCATCTGTATGTCCTTCCATTGCTGCTAACTCTACATTCACTGTAAGATTGGTATATCTTTTTATTGTTTCTTGTATCGATATTTGATCTGCTTTATTTGGAAATGATATACTGCTCCTTCCAACTAACAAACGATCATCAAAATAAAAAGCAGTTGCAGATGATATAGGCAAAGGATTAAAATTTATAGCATTGATTTCTTGTTTGACAAAATCTTGTAATTCAGATCCACCTATGTAATCATCATAGATTGGCCAATCACCGCTTTCAAAACATGCAATCTCCTCGTACTTGAATTTAGGTAGTTGCAAATCTCTATTAAAAATTGTATTTGATTCGCAGTATTCCACAAGAGCTTTAGCAATAGCAGGATGATCAGTATCTTCTATGAAACAAGTATTTCCAATAACTAGTTGTTTATCACGTGGTTGTAAAGGACCTCGTGGTTTTGTGTTAGGATTATCTATAAAACGTTCAGACCTATCCATATCAGGTTGTATAACCTTAACTCCAAAATCTTGAAGTATACGTTTAAAGCCTTCTAAATCTTCTAGTGTCTCTTCACAAATACGTTTGAGTGGATCTCCAGACTTATCTGGTATGCCATTAAAAAATTCAGGTGCATAGTTATTGCCTAACATGCAAACCTTTAGTGGATCCCATTTGTTCCAAATGTTATAATTCATGCAACTACTTAGTAGCCAGAACCATTCCATCCTGTATTTTCAATATAGTCAACAAGATCATCGTATCCACCAACAACCTTGTTGTTAATAACAATCTGTGGTGCAGTACGTGCATTGGGAGCAATTTCAAGTAACTCTTCTCTGGTAATGTCTGTTCCAATTTTGGCTTCATCAAACCGAACATTCATTTTTCTTAGAAGACTTTTTGCGGCATCACAATAGCCACACAAGTCTTTTGTATATATAGTCACACTCATAAACTAAATCCTTTAAATGTATTGTTATCTACGTCTTGTTTTGTTCCACCATTGACATAACTGGTTATTTCTGTTTCCTGTGGAGCCACTTGTACATCGCCACCAGCGATCCATTTCTGTGTCCATGGAAGTGGGTTGCTTGCACCTTTGTAACTGCTAGGAACTCCAACCGCAGTCATACGTTTATTTGCAATCCACTGTACATATTCTTTTAGTAATTGTGCATTAAGCCCTATCATTGATCCATCTCTAAACAAATAGTCTGCCCATGCACATTCTTGATCAACTGCATCTTCATTAACTGTTGTGTTGAACCTAGATGAACATTTTCATCACGTGCAATAAACTTGATAATCTTAGCATTGCCTTCCATCTTCTTAAGTTCAGCAAACGCCCAACTACAAGCAAATGAAACATAGAAACGTACACCTTCAAGTATGTTTACACTTGCTATACAGGTCCAAAGTTTCTTTTTAAGTTCATACAAATCAACTACTACCTTTTTGCCATTCACAGTGTGAGTACCTTCCCCAAGCAAGTTATAATAACTACAACTTTCGATAAGGTCATCATAGAATGCAGTAATATCATCTCCACAATCAATGATCTCTTGTATGTCCATCATTTCATCAAACACTTTACTAGGATTTGAATAAACGTTTCTAATTATGTGTGTGTAACTTTTTGAATGTATGGTTTCTGAAAATGTCCAGGTTATAATCCAATTTTCTAGCTCAGGCAAACTAACAATAGGACCAAATGCTTCAATTGGTGCTCTACCTTGTACACTGTCTAATAGTATTTGTCTTTTTAAATTGCTTGTAAAAATATGTTTTTCGTTTGCAGTAAGCTCTTTAAAATCTTTTGCATCACGCAGTACGTCTACTTCTTCCGGACGCCAGAAAAAACCCAACTGCTTGTCAGTTAATTTGTCAAATTGACGATACTTTAATGTATCATAACGTTGTATACCTACTCCGCCGGCAGGATCTAAAAATGCTAAACTGGTCGTATGGTCTCTGTTGGCTGTATTCAGTACACTCATTGCGGTTCCTATATGGTGCAACTATCGCAGGCTTCTTCGTACATTGGCTCTTCGATAGTTATATCTTGTTGTTGTGTTTCATTCATTTTGTCGACGTCTATTTCTCCTGCACCATCGAATGTGTTAAAGTAATAGAGTTGTTTGTGTCCATATTTATAACATAATAATAAATGTTGTAACATGGTACTCATTGGAATCTTTTCATCTTCAAAATGTTGAGGATTGTAACTGGTGTTTACACTTATTCCTTGATCGATATATTTTTGTAATACTGCCATAATCTTCAAGTAACCTTCTGGTGACTTCTGATCCCATAGTAGTTCATATTTGTTTTTGTAACGTGCATACCCTGGTACTACCTGTTTTAGTACTCCATCTTTGCTTTGTTTTATACTAACAAATGCTCTTGGTGGTTCAATACCATTTGTGCTATTTGATATCTGTGCAGATGTTTCTGCTGGCATAAGTGCCATAAGTGTTGAATTACGTATTCCTGTCTTTCTAAGTTGTGTTCTTAGTCCAGTCCAATCAACTGCATCCACATGTACCACTAGTTCATCAACATCTTTTTTATAGGTGTCAACTGGCAGTATACCATCTGCGTACTTTGTTTCGTTGTTCAATGGACAAGCACCAAATTCTTCTGCCAAGTCGGCACTGGCTTTGATAAGATAATAACTCCAATGTTGTGCCCAAGTATCAACCAATTTAAGTGCATCTGGATTACTGTAACTTACATCATTTTTAGCTAGAAAGTATGCTAAATTGATAATACCTACTCCAAGTGGACGTCTGCCTTCAGTTGCTATTTGTGCAGCTAATATAGGATAGTTTTGGTATGAAAGTAACGCATCAAGTCCACGCACTGCAAGTGTACATGCTTTTTCCATGTCTCGTGGATTTGAAAAATTACCCCAATTGATTGCACTCAATGTACACAATGCTATTTCACCATCAGGATCATTTACATCATTTAATGCTTTAGTTGGTAAATCAATTTCACAACATAAGTTGCTTTGCTTGATAGGAGCAACCTCTGTTTTAAAACTACTGTGGTCGTTTGCATGATCAACGTTTTGTAGGTATATTCTACCTGTGTCTTTTCTCTCTTGCATAAACGAACTGAAAAGTTCTATAGCACTTATTTTCTTTTTACGTATGCTTGTTTTACGTTCTGCTGCTTCATATAATTCTTTAAACTTGTCTTGATCTTGAAAGAAAGCATCATAAAGTCCAGGAACATCGTTAGGAGAGAACAGTGTGATGTCTCCGCCTGCCATTAAACGTTCGTACATCAGTTTATTAAATTGCACACCATAATCCATGTGTCTGACTCTGTTGTCTTCTGTGCCTTTGTTGTTCTTAAGTACCAAAAGGTCTTCAACTTCTAAGTGCCAAATAGGATAGTAAAGTGTAGCGGCTCCGTTACGTACTCCACCTTGACTACAACTACGTGTAGCAGCCTGAAACATTTTGTAAAATGGAACAACACCTGTATGATAAGCATCACCGTTACGTATTGGAGAACCTAGTGCTCTAATACGTCCACCGTTTATACCAATACCAGCCTTCTGTGAAACATACTTTACAATTGAACTTGATGTTGCATTGATGCTGTCCAAACTGTCATCTGCTTCAATAAGCACACAACTTGAAAACTGTCTTTGTGGTGTACGTACACCAGCCATAACCGGAGTTGGTAAACTTATTTGGTGTGTTGAAATAGCATCATAATAATCTTTCACCCAACGCAATCTTGTTTTACGATCATAGTCTTGAAAAAGTGTACATGCAATCAGCATATAACACATCTGTGGAGTTTCATATAATGTTTTTGTAACTCTATTTTGAACTAGATACTTGCCACGAAACTGTTCCATAGCCGCATAGGTAAGTTGTTCATCACGATCATGTTTAATCCAACCGTTGATAGTGTTCCATTCTTCTTTGGTGTATTCAGTGAGTAGTTCTGGATCATAGAATCCACGTTCTACATTTTCTTTAACTAGTTCGTAAACATGCCAAGGCTTGAATTCGCCATAAACCATTTTGTTAATATGATAACTTATAAGTCTACCTGCTACAAATTGATAGTTAGGAGTTTCTTCTGATATAAGATCTGCAGCACTTTTGATAAGTGTTTCTTGTATATCTGTGCTGGTAATGCCATCGTAGAATTGTACATTACTGCTTATTTCTACTTGACTTGCACTTACGCCTGTTATGTTTTCTGTTGCCCACCAAACTACTTTGTGTAGTTTATCAATATCCAATGGTTCTTTACTTCCGTCTCGTTTAGTAACCTGTATTGTCATTTGGGGGCCTTTCTATCGAATCTTGTCTACAAACATAGCAGAGTCTATGTTCTTGGTTATTTTACTTTTATCTTCAAGTGTCATATTTACTACACTATTCACGTTCCAATTCATTGTATATAATCCATTGTTAACTTGGACTATATAATCATTATTATCAACTTCTGATATACAAAGGTTATGTATATCTTGCCTATCTAACATACGAACAGTATAACACATTCCCAAACACTTTGCAAGGCTGCAATAGGTGTTTTCGGCAATCAATTCCCAAGGATCAGGCCATTCGTCGATTAGGTCAGTGTGTAAATATCTTAAAACCATTGGTGCTTGTTGCCACCAATCGTGTATGTTAGTTATCACTGATTCAAGATTAGGGTTGTCTTTGCATTCATTACGCAGGTTAGCCCATGCGATTAAACGCCGTTCAGGATGGCTTTGCCACATTATTAAACACTAAAATGTTCGATTGAATATTTAAAAGTATTTGCAATTGTGCTTGTATATTGGATACTAATCGTTGATCCACTTTGTACCGCACTTAACACAAAGTTGTTAGGGTTGTCTTCACTATAGTCGTCGACGTAGGCAAGTGTTCCGGCACTGTCGTCTGTGTCTTGTCCAACAACTCTTAGTGTGCCAAAACGCACTACATTAGTAGACGATTCTTTCATTTGATAATTCACATTAAATGCAGTTGCATCGGCAGTGTTTACAGTAAAAATGGTTGTTGCACTGGCTTGTACTGACAGATCAGTACTTACACCAGCAAGT